GGAGGCACTGGTGCTGCCGCTACAGCTACTTTAGGATCAACAGAGACAGATACACTACAGTCAAACGTTGAATCCCAAGCAGTAGCAGGTACTCTTGATCGTATTGTCGTTACTGCTTCTGGAGTAGACTATACTTCTGGAGATGCACTAATCAAAATTCATGGCGATGGAACAGGCGCAACTGCTATTCCAGTTATTAATGCAAGAGGAGAAATAACCTCAATTACCATAGTATCACCTGGTACGGGGTACACGTTTGCTGATATTACAGTTACTCAAACTTTAGGTACTGGCAGTGGTGCAACATTTCGTGCAGTGAGTTCTCCTATTAACGGACATGGATCTCACGCACAAAAAGAATTGTTTGCGAAGAATGTCGGTGTAAATGTATCATTCTCAAATGATAATGATGATATTATTGTTGGAGATCCACTCTCATCACCAGTTGCTGGTCAAGATTTTAGACAGATAGGTATCGCAAAAAATATTACACAATATGGAAGTAGTACATTGTTTACCAATACAACTGCAACTCCATGTTTTATTATTTCAACAGCAAATACAGGTGAGTATAGTTTAGACGATGTTGTAACATCATCTGACGGTGGAAAATTTATTGTAATACAAAAAGTAGATTCTGATGCCGACTCCGCATATGATCAAATATACTTACAACGAATATATGGCAATATAACTGCTTCATCAACATTAACAAATGTAACAACATCAACTGGTAGTTTGACTATAAATAGTGTTACAAATCCAGAGATAAATGTATTTTCAGGAGACATTCTTTACATTGACAATAGACGACCTGTTGTTAGAGATGTTGATCAAACAGAAACTATTAAAGTCGTATTTAAATTTTAGGACAAAAAAATGGCATTAGACCTTAACGTATCACCATATTATAACGATTTTGATGCATCGAAACAGTTTGAAAAGATTCTTTTCAAGCCAGGTGTGGCAGTGCAGGCGAGAGAATTAACTCAACTCCAGTCATATCTATCAAATTCTATAAACAATCATGCTCAATTTTCTCTTTCAGATGGTCAAAGAGTAACTGGTGGTGAGTCCACAATTTTACGTAAGCCATATATTAAAATTAACGATGTTGACCTTTCTGGTGTTACGGTTGTAGATGCTGATCTATCGACATATGTAGGAGACACGGTTACAGGATCAGTTACTGGAATCACAGCAAAAATTTTAACAACACAGACGGGTACTGATTCTGATAATAGAGATAAGAAAACTTTATACTTAGCTTATACTGGTGGTAATCCTAGTGGCACTGGATCTCAAGGTAATGCAATTCACTTTGACAAAGGAGAGACTCTTACTGTAACATCAACTGTAAGTGCTAGAAACAATAAAACATTTGTAGTTGATAGTACAAGAAGTACAACTGATGAATCTTTAAACTATTATGGGTATGGATTGTTTTTCGTAGTTTCAGATGGTGTATTTTTTGCAAAACAACAGTTTGTAACTCACAACCGACAAGAAATTCTATTAGACAAATATAAAACAAATGGAAGTTTTTATGTAGGTCTTAAAGTATCTGAATCTGTAGTAAATTCTGATTCTGATGCATCTCTACTTGATCCATCATCTGGATCATTTAACTATAATGCACCTGGTGCGGATAGATATAAAGTCTCAACGACACTTGCTAAAAAATCTCTTACGGATGCGGCTGATGAAGATTTTGTCGCTACTGATAAGATTGTAGATGGTGGTTATTACCAGAAACTTCCAGATGATGCAGACGCACTTGCTAAATTAGGTAAGATTCTGGCTGAAAGAACATACGAAGAATCTGGCAACTACATGGTTGAACCCTTTACCGTAGATATTCAAGAGCATCTTGATACTGGATTAAATAATGGTAAATTTGCTTCAACGGATCCTGATAGACCAGGAGACTCACAAAAATTAGCAGTAGCCGTTGGTAATGGTACTGCATATGTTAATGGGTTTAGACACAACTTTAGAACTCCAACAATAGTAGATGTTGATAAAGCAACAACAACAGCAATTCAAGAAGGGCAAACTGTATCAACCGGATACGGAAACTATTTCATTGTAGATGAATTTGTTGGTGCTTGGAATATTAAAGATGGAGATTTAGTAACTCTTTATGATACCGCAAAAAATGCGGTTACTGGTGGAACTTATGGTTCTACGGCAGCACCAGCATCTAGTAATATTATTGGTCAAGCAAAAATTAAAAATCTATATTATGATACTGGTACTGTTGGTACGGCCGCTTGTAAATATAGAATATACCTGTATGATATTGCCATCACAAAAGGCAAACTTGAAGACGCTGAAGGAATATATTATTCAAATAGTACTGATAGTGGATTTGCTGATATAGTTCTTCAAGGTAGTCCCGCAGTTGCAAAAATTCAAGAAACAACACAAAACAAATTACTCTTTAGAGCACCATATATAAATGCAAAAACTCTAGCGGCTGCTGGTGGTGGTTCATATGATACTCAATATTACTATCAAGAAGAATTTGATGTAACGTTTGGTACTGATGGTACCATGGCTGTGAGTACTACAGGAACTTCTCAATTCCCATATTCAGGAAGTCTTACACAAACAATCATCAATCAAAATTTTATATTGGTAGCAACTCAGAGTGCAACTATTAATGGTACTGCAACCGCAGAAGGAAGAGTAATTCCATTAACTCCTTCTATGATTATAAGTGCTAATACGGGTACACTTAATTTTGATTTAGGAACTGTTAGTGGAGCATTTACAGCAAAATTATTTGTAAAAGTTGTCAATGTTGATTCTACTCCAGTACCAAAAAATTTAGTATCTGATGTATATGTTAAAATTGATACTGCTACAAATGTTGGTGGAGCAAATGGTCCATGGGATTTAGGAATATCTGATATTTTCCAAATAGATGAAGTCTTTGTGGGTGATACTTACGCTGAGACTACACCAAATACTAAAAACAATTTTGTCTTAGATAAAGGTCAAACAGACAATGTTTATGGTCACGGCAAATTAGTTAAGAGTGACATAAGACCAGTTGCTACTACGAATAAAAAAATAGTTGTAAAACTTAAATGTTTCACTCCAAACTATGCCGCTACTGGCGGAACTTATTTTGCAATTGATTCATATCCAGTAGACGATACTGGAAATACTGGTATCTTTACATTTCAAATTCCTAACTATGAATCAAAAATTACAGGAGTTTATAGATTAAAAGATTGTATTGACTTTAGACCTTATGTTGTTAATACTGCAATTACAGCAACAGCCACTTTGGCTAACGCAACAGAGAATCCACTTAGAAGTAATACTATTAATGCTCCTGCTAACGGATTACAACACCCATCACCAGTAAATAATTTTTCAACTGATGTAGAATTTTATCTTTCTAGAATTGATGTTTTGGCAATTACAAATACAGGCGAATTTAAACCTGTTAAAGGAGTTCCTTCTCTTAATCCTAGAGTGCCCGTAGTTCCTCCTTCACAAGGAATGGCGTTTGCAGAATTAAATATTCCTGCATATCCTAGTGTGTCTCCATATGTTTCCGGTATAACGGGAAATAAAAATGTAGTAGGTAAAAGATTATTACCATCTAGAAGATTTTCCATGGGTGATATTGGTAGAATCGAAAAAAGAATCAATCGATTGGAATACTACACTGCACTTTCTCTTTTGGAGCAAGAGCAACAAAACATGAACATAGAAGATGCCAGTGGTAACACTAGATTTAAAAATGGTATTTTTATTAATGTCTTTAGTAATCATGCTTTTAGTGATGTGGGTGATCCAGGATTTAAGTGCGCTATTGATCCACTAAAAAAGAAAGTTGGACCAGCTTACGAAGATACATATATTCCATTAAAAATTAATGATACTACTTCTACTGGCTATACACAATCAGACGCGATTGTTACTCTTCCGTTTACATCAACTACAGTATTTTCTGAAAATAGATTTGCATCCAAAGCAAGAAACTGTGTCGGTGAGTTGTTGTTTGAATGGGGTGGAGATTTAGATATTTCGCCACGCGGATCAAATAATGAATCTCCCTCATCGATAAACCCAAGGTATGTGGAAGATACTAGTCTCAACACTTTTGGTGATCAACTGGCTAGAGATATTAATAACGCGCAAATCATAGCAGACTATGATATGAGCTTTGCGTCCGTACCAAATCAACCAAAATCCCAAGAGTGGGGCGCATCACATGAGTCTGAGAATAAACATACTCATACTCATTTTTCAGATCCGGTAAGTGCAAGTGACAGTAGTAGTGGCTCAGATGGGTTTGGAACTCCAAACCGAGGAGTTCAGGTAACAGTTGATAATACTGTCAACGTAGATGTTACTGCAACCACTGTTTCTGAAGCAAATACTACTACCTCGGCTTCAGTTAAAGGAGAGATGATAACCACTTCCGAAACTATTACTGCTACTGCGACTAAAGAAATACTAACTGCTTCGGCAGGTAATTTCACCACGGATTATACTGCTTTAGGTGAGAATTTGGTGTCCGCTTCATTAGACTTGTATATGAAACCCAAGTTACTTTTCTATGTAGGACAAAGATTAAAACCTAATACCAGACTATATGGATTTTTTGATGGCCAAAAGTTACACGGTAGATTTTTATGGACAATTAAAGCAGGTAACAAGACCATTGGTGGGGTTACTAAAACCTATGTTGAGTGGGTTACAGAATATAAAAATAGCCCAACTACATCTAACAAGGTAGAGGATTGGGAAGAATATGCATGGTCAATAGGCGCGCCCCAGATTGCGTCTACCTGGTCAGGGTCTGGCATACATGGTGATGTCATAACTAATGCCAGCGGTCAGATAGGTGGCTTCTTTCAACTTCAAGGTGGTAGGTACCATGTTGGTGAAAGAATTTTAAGATTTACTGATGACGTTAGAGATCGTCCTGAATACGTAACAACTTCTTGTGAAGCACCTTTTAGTTCTACTGGTATTAGTACGGTGTCTCAAGAAACTATAATATCTACTGCTGTACCAAAAATTTCTTTAGGTAAAGTAAGTGGAGGTTCAGAGTCTTTTTCTTGGACAAACATTACCGGCGTAGAAATAGCAAACGTAGAACTTGCGGTAGATACTAAAACTTCAGTAAAAACTAAAACTGATTTAAATGTTGATATTGAAACTGAAACACACGTTCAAGTAACTGGTGGATTTGATCCAATTGCACAAACTTTCTTTGTGGAAGAACCTGATGGAGTTTTTGCTAAAGATGTCAAAGTATTCTTTAGAACTAAGTCTGAATCTTTGGGTATTACGTGTCAGCTTAGACAAGTTATAAATGGATATCCAGCAAGATCAATTTTACCTTACGGTGAAGTCTATCTTCCGCCAGAAGATGTTACAACAACTGTAGAAGAACTTGACGGAACATTAAGATTCTCACCAGTTGGTCAAGAAGATCAGCCATATGTTACAACATTCTCATTCCCTGCACCAGTTCAACTTAAAGGAGGAACAGAGTATTGTTTTGTTCTTCTACCAGCTGGTAATAGTCCTGATTATCAAGTTTGGGTATCTGAACTTGGAAAGGATAGGGTAGGAGTAGGAGTACAAAATCAACGAATCTTTGCAGAAGATACAAATATTGGTGGTATGTTATTTACTTCATCCAATAATAGAACTTGGAATGCCCATCAGGCTGAAGACATGATGTATCAGGTAACTAAGTGTCAATTTGCTACAAGTAATGGTAGTTTGATGCTTACAAATGAAGACAGCGATTATTTGGTAACTCAAGATTACACTGCCGGAAGACCAGAACCAGATTCAACTGTTTATGCAATTGATGCAACACTATCAAATGGCGGATCTGGACACCAAGCAGGTGATATTATTACTATGGCGAATGTTGTTGATGCCAACGGTTCAGTATACTCTGGTGTTAAAATAAAAGTTTTGGCTCCAGCAACTCCAGGAACAA